GTTTACAGTTCTCTTTTTCCCGCTATCTGCGTCTCAGCAAAAACTTACAATCATTTACTTCTATAAAATTTTAAAACCTTATGATTAATAACCCTAAATGGCGAAAAATTAAGCGCGTTGATAACCGTAAACCCGCCCAAGTTATTTCTTCAAACAGCATCAGAATTCTTGTTCAATCTGTCGTTGGTTTGGAAACATTTGAGGATTTAAAGATTTACCTTAAGAAGTTTCCCAATGTTCTTACCCGAACAGCGGTAGTCAAGATTTCTCGAAATCATGATAAGCTTATGAAGGGCTTTGATTTAGATATTCAAACTCCTTTTGCATTTCTAATTCCCTCTTATTTTGGACATAAGGTTGATCTTATCGATAGAAGAGAATTCTGCTTAAAAGTTGTTGATGATTTATTATCAAAGTGTCCGGTATTTGAGAGTAGCTCGGAATTTCGAGCTTTTGAACTTGAAAATCGTGCTAAGTGTGGTAATACGTCCACGATACTTCCCTTTACTCATCCTTTTGGGTTGCTTCGTAATGTAGCTGGTTATTTTGAAGCCGATGTTTCAAAGAATCTCCCTTACTCACGTAGTGCTTTTAATTATGCCAAATCGAAAGTTAGAGATCTCATTCCATCCAAGAGTCTGAGCATGGTTATGTTACAATCTGTCATTGACGATTGTGAAAAATCAACTAACTGGGGGGCTCCTTTTTGGGAAAAGGGTAACTTCGTCATGGATGATGGTCGTCAGTGTTTCGAACATCATTATGACCTCGCTGCTTCTATGTTGGAAAGTGGTAAAATTGATTTACTACCTTCTGTTCTCGTTAATCGGACTATGCCCAATGGCACACAAGCTCCGAAACAACGAGCTGCCTTCGCTTGTCCACACGCATTAGTGCTATTGGAATTGTGTCTCCAACGACCAATAATGGGTCAACTAACTAATCATCCATACTTCTCTGAGTGGGTGAATAAGGATAGAACGGATATGCGTATTACAGATATGTTTGCTGCTATTTCCAATAGTGATTGCAAGCTGATTAGCTTCGATGCCAGTCGTTTTGATCAAACAATTGGCTCGTTGTTTCTCGATGCTGTTTATGATATATTCGGTGATTGGTTTGGGGATGATAACCTTTGGGTTATTCAATCACTTCGTACTTTTATGAGTGATCATGATCTGATAACACCAGTTGGCGTCTTTACGGGGCGATCTAAAGCAGTCGCATCTGGTTCTGGTTTAACGAATCTTGTAGATTCACTCGTTCAAAATATCGCCTTTCACTACTGTAGCTTTATGGTAGGTGCTCCTGTCGAAACAACTGATGGGCTATTCAATGGAGACGACGGTGTTTGGGTGATTCCTGGATTAACTCCAACTTTATTAGCGTTATATTGCGGTCAGCTAGGATTAGAAGTGAATCCTGATAAAAGTGCATACTCTGACAATTACGCTACTTTCTGTCAGCGTCTTTATCTCAATGAGTGGAGAAGAGATGGTATTTGTATAGGCATTCGTTCGTCATACAAAACCATGAACTCTCTCATTTGTAGAGAAAGAATGGCTGGAGTTGATTGGAATCCAGCAATGGATTCAGTTCGTGCAATTATGCAATTAGAGAATTGCAGTGGTAATCCGATTTATGACGAACTAGTGACTCTCATGGTCGGCGCTGATTCTAAGTACGGTCTTGGGTTAAAACATCCCAATGGTATTAAGGGACTATTTTCACAAGCCGGAACACGGGATAAAATTATCAAGCAATTGGGGAACAGCTCTTGGGAGCGTGACAGAATAAAGAATCAATTATTGGGTATTTATACTCTTCGAACGATTCAACTTCTAGAACGTACACCGCTACGGGGCGATTAGTTGGG